TTTTCGTGGAACCACGTTCGCTCTGGTGCGGAGGCTTATCAACTACATAAGCACATGATTTTGAATGATAATCGGAGCACGCAATGGAGGGTCTGAGCGAGCGCCAGTATGCCGCCCGCGTCGGCCTTTCACGTGGTGCAATCCAGAAGGCCAAAGCGACAGGGCGGCTGGTTCTGTACGGCGATGGCAGCATTGACGCGGTGGCCAGCGATGCCTTGCGCGCCGAAGCGACCGATCCGTCGAAGACCCGGAAAGCGCCGCAGCCAAAACTCAAGCCCGTCCCGGAGGCGGCGGTATCCGCCGTGGGCGAAACCCTGCGCGAACAGGGAATCGCGGCCCCACCAGTCGGCAGCGGCACCACGTTCTTGCAGGCCAAGACGGCCAATGAAGTGCTGAAGGCGCAGGAACGCCGTCTCCGGCTGCAAAAGCTGAAGGGCGAGCTGATCGACCGGGCGCGCGCGCTTTCGCTGGTTTTCCGGCTGGCGCGGCAAGAGCGCGACGTCTGGGTCAACTGGCCCGCCCGAGCCGCTGCGTTAATGGCGGCCGATCTGGGGGTGGAAACCGCCGCGATGCAGAAGGTTCTGGAGAAACATGTCCGTGCCCAGCTCGACGATCTTGCCGAGGTCAAACCCGATCTCCGGTGATGAAGCCCTCGAGTTCGACGGCGCGGCAGAGATCCTGCGCGCCTGGGGAGCGGGCCTCACGCCGGATGCGGACCTGACCGTGTCTGAATGGGCGGATCGGCACCGAATGCTGTCGGGCCGCGCTTCGGCGGAACCGGGCCGGTATCGCACGGCGCGCACGCCTTACATGGGCGAGATCATGGACCGACTGTCGCCGGGCGATCCGACACAGCGGATCGTGTTCATGAAGGCCGCGCAGGTCGGCGCGACCGAGGCCGGGAACAACTGGATCGGCTTTGCGATCCACCAGGCACCGGGGCCAATGCTCGCGGTCCAGCCAACGGTTGAATTGGCGAAACGAAACTCACGCCAGCGGATCGATCCGCTGATCGACGAGAGCCCGGAACTGCGGGACCGGGTCAAACCGGCGCGGTCGCGCGATGCGGGCAACACGATGCTGTCGAAGGAGTTCGCGGGCGGCATCCTGATCATGACCGGAGCGAACTCGGCGGTCGGGCTGCGCTCGACCCCGGCGCGCTACATCTTTCTCGATGAGGTCGACGCTTATCCGGCCTCGGCGGATGAGGAAGGCGACCCAGTCACGCTGGCGGAAGCGCGATCACTGACCTTCGCCCTTCGGCGCAAGGTGTTCCTGGTCTCGACGCCGACAATCCGGGGGTTGAGCCGGATCGAGCGGGAGTTCGAGGCCTCCGACCAGCGCCGGTTTTTCGTGCCATGCCCGCATTGCGGTCAGGAGCAGTGGCTGAAGTTTGAGCGGCTTCGCTGGCAGAAGGGGCGGCCGGAAACGGCGGAATATCACTGCAAGGGCTGCGAACAGCCCATCGCCGAACACAACAAGACGGCGATGCTGGAGGCTGGCGAATGGCGCGCGACCGCAACGGCCGCCGATCCCGGCACCGTCGGCTATCACCTTTCGGCGCTCTATTCGCCCATTGGCTGGCTGAGCTGGGAGCGGATTGTGCGGGCATGGGACGCGGCGCAAGGGTCGGACGAAGCGATCAAGGCCTTTCGCAACACGATCCTTGGCGAGACATGGGTCGAAACCGGTGAAGCGCCCGACTGGCAGAACTTGGCGGACCGGCGCGAGACCTGGGACGCAGGGACTGTTCCAGAGCGCGGCTTGTTCCTGACAGCCGGGGCAGACGTTCAGAAAGATCGCATCGAGGTCGATGTCTGGGCCTGGGGCCGCGGGCTGGAGAGTTGGCTGATCGATCACTTGGTCATTGAGGGCGGGCCCGGCGATCCGGGTTGCTGGCAGAAGCTGGCCAATTTGCTTGGGCAGACATGGGAGCATGCCTCCGGTCAGCCGATGACATTGGCACGGCTGGCGATCGATACCGGCTACGAGACGAGTGCTGTCTATGCCTGGTCGCGACAGGTCGGATTCGCGCAGGTTGCCCCGGTCAAAGGCGTTGAAGGCTTCAACCGCTCGAGCCCGGTCACTGGCCCGACTTATGTAGACGCGACCATCGCAGGCAAAAGGCTGCGGCGCGGGGCGCGGCTTTGGACGGTCGCCACGTCGACCTTCAAGACCGAGACCTATCGCTATTTGCGCCAGGACCGACCGACGCGGGAGGAAATCGAGGCTGGGCACCTTTGCCCGCCGGGAACGATCCACCTGCCAAACTGGGTGGACGGCGAGTGGTTGAAGCAATTCACGGCCGAACAACTGGTCACGGTGCGCACCAAACGCGGCTTCGCCCGACTCGAATGGCAGAAGCTGCGCGAACGCAACGAGGCGCTGGATACACGGGTCTATGCGAGGGCCGCGGCTTGGATATTGGGCGCTGACCGTTGGTCCGATGCGCGGTGGACTGATCTGGAAGCACAGGTCGGGATCACGGCGGAGGACATGGCTGAGGTCGGGGCGGGAAACACTACGCCCGCTTCTCGGCGCGCGGGACCACAGCGGCGAACCGTACGCTCAAGCTATATGAGGTGAATTGATGTCTACGATTGCCGAGCTCCGTGCCCGCCGCGAGGCGTTGGCCGTTCAACGCTCCTCTGGCGTGGCGCGTGTCAGCTATGACGGAAAGACTGTGGACTATCGCAGCGTCGCGGAAATCGACCGGGCCATCGAGGCGCTTGACCGCGAGATCGCGGCTGCTGAAGGACGGCGGATCGTTCGGCAGGTGCGTGTGACGACGACGAAGGGTCTCTGATTCATGGGCCTGTTCGATCGCTTTCGCCGCCGGGATCCCGGCGGCCCCGCTGCCGTGTCCGCGCGCCTCGAAGGCGCGATGGCCCGTCGGCGGCTTCGCGGCTGGAACCCGCCGCTAGAGAACATCAATTCGCTGGTCGCCTCGGGCGGCCCGCGTTTGCTGGCGCGGTCGCGGGAACTGGTCGTCACCAACGGCTATGCCGCCAATGCCTGCGAGGCATTTGCGTCGAACATGATTGGTGACGGGATCAAGCCGTCGTCGCTGATCACCGATGCGGCGTTGCGTGACAGTGTTCAGCAGCTTTGGCTCGCATGGACGGATGAGGCTGACGCGGACGGTTTGACCGATTTCTACGGCCTGCAGGCCATGGTGGCGCGCGAGATGTTTGTTGCGGGCGAATGCTTCGTGCGTATGCGGCCACGGCGGACCGAGGATGGTCTGCTGGTGCCGCTGCAACTGCAGCTGCTCCAGTCAGAAATGCTGCCCTTCGAGAAGACCGAAACTGCGGCAAACGGCAATCGCATCCGCTGCGGAATTGAATTTGACGGCATCGGAAGGCGCGTTGCCTATCACTTCCGCCGTTGCCATCCGGGAGACAGCACCGACCAAGGGGCTGTGATCCCGGAGACGGTGCGCGTGCCAGTCGAGGATGTGCTTCACATCTACCGTCCCATTGATGCAGGTCAGATCCGGGGCTTGCCGCATGTGGCACCCGCCATGGTTCGGCTTTTTCTGCTGGACCAGTACGACGACGCCGAGCTCGACCGGAAGAAGACCGCGGCGATGTTCGCCGGGTTCATCACCAAGACCGCGCCGGAAGACCCAATGATGGGCGAGTCCGAAGCCGATCCCGATGGGGCGGCCATCGCCAGCCTCGAGCCGGGCACGATGCAGGTTCTGCTGCCGGGTGAGGATGTGAAGTTCTCGAGCCCTGCGGACGTTGGGGGCGGCTATGAGGCGTTTCAATATCGGACGCTCTTGTCGGTATCAGCCTCACTGGGGCTGCCGTACCACCTCGTAACAGGGGATGTGCGCCAGGCGAACTATTCGAGCCTGCGGGCAGAGCTGGTCGAGTTCCGGCGACGCATCGGCCAGCTGCAGCATGGGGTGATGGCGCACCAGCTGTGTCGGCCGATCTGGCGGCGCTGGATTGATATGGCCGTGTTGTCGGGGGCGCTGGATATCGGCAATCCCGCCGTCGCGCGGCCGGTGCAATGGATCCCACCACGCTGGGATTGGGTCGATCCGCTGAAGGACATCCAGGCGCAAGTGCTGGCGATGGAAGCGGGCATCACCTCGCGCCGCAAGGTGGTCGAGGCCACCGGCTATGACGTCGAAGAAGTCGACCGAGAGAATGCGGCGGATGCCAAACGCGTTGCTGATCTGGGGCTGAGCTACCGCGCGAGCCCCGGCGAAACGCAAGGCGCGCGGGCGACACCCGCAGCGCGGCCTGACCCGGGAGATGGCACAGGCGAAGACACAGGCGACGGATCCGCCTCCACCGATCCCGCCACCGAACAGGAGTGACAATATGACAAGCTGGTATGCGATCCGCGCCCGAGGAACGGGCGCGGAAGTGGCGATCTATGACGAGATCGGTGCCTATGGGGTCTCGGCGAAGGGGTTCCTTGCCGAACTCGGCGCACTGCCCGACGGGACGCCGGTCGATCTGCGGCTGAACAGCCCCGGTGGGTCAGTCTTCGATGCGGTGGCGATTTACAATGCGCTGAAACGGCACGCGGGCACGGTCACGGTCTGGATCGACGGTATTGCCGCCTCTGCCGCGTCCTATGTCGCGATGGCGGGTGACGAGATCGTCATGCCGGAAAATGCGTTCCTGATGATCCACGATCCGTCGGGGTTGGCAATGGGCACGGCGGGCGACATGCGCGCAATGGCCGAAGCGCTCGACAAGATCGCGGGCAGCCTCGTCCGGGGATATGCCGCCAAATCCGGCAAGACCGATGACGAGATCGCGGCGCTGATGTCGGCCGAAACATGGTTCGATGCGGCCGATGCGGTGGCGGCGGGCTTCGCGGACCGGCTGGCGGACCCTGTGAGGATGGCCGCGCGGTTCGACATCGGTCGGTTCCGCAATGCGCCGCCGGACCTCGTCGAGGCAGTGGAAGCCACTGGCCAGCAGGGTGTTCCGATCGAGGCGGCGGGCGTTCCGGCCGAGGGTAATCCAGAGACAGGCATCAACATGCACCAAGAGATCGACAGTATCGTGGACGGCGATGTCGAACCTGCCGACGGCACTGGAGAGGCGGACAGCGACGAAGCGCCTGTCGAGCCGGAAGGGCACGGTGTCACCGACGACATGCCCAGCCCTTCGGCTCGGATCCCGGCTCCGGGGGGCGTACCGCCCGATCCTGCCGCAATCCGCGCCGAGGCGATCAGCCATGCCCGCGCTGTCGTCGATCTTTGCCGCCTTGCAGGCCAGCCACAGATGGCCGGGCGCTTCCTCGAACAGGACGTCAGCCTCGACGACATCCGCATGGCCCTTCTGGCGGCAAAAGCCGAGGCCGAACCCGAGATCGCCGCCCATCACCCGCAACCCGGCCGGAGCACGACAGCCCGTCCCTGGGGCGAGATCGTCGCCCGCACCTTCAAGCTGAAAGGATAACCACGTGACCACGCTCACCGAGACCACGCATCCCGGAGGCTTCCTCGTCTGGGAAGCCTTCCGCGACTACACCCGCGAAACCGTCACCGTCGCCACAGGAACAGCGTTTGCCACGCTCGATCCGGGCACCGTGCTGGGAAAGATCACCGCGTCTGGCAAATACGCTGCCCATGATCCCGCCGCCGTCGATGGCACGGAAACCGCCGTGGCCGTGCTCTGGGGCAAGGCCGATGCCACGGGCGGCGACGTGCCAGCCGTTGCGCTGGTTCGCGGCCCCGCCATCGTAAATCGCCACGATCTCGTCTTCGCGGGTACCCCCAGCGAGGGCGAGATCACCGCCGCCCATGCCGCGCTGCTGGCGGTCGGCATCCTCGTCCGCTGATCCACAATTACAGGAGGCATTCCCATGACCACCATGGATATCTTCGAAGGCGATGCCTTCACCATCATCGAACTCACTCGTGCCCTGGAAAACATCCCCTTCAAGCCCGCGATCCTATCGGGCGCCAGCCTGTTCTCGCCGCGCGGCGTGCGCTCGCGCACCGTCGTGATCGAGAGCCGGGACGGCACGCTGTCGCTGATCCCGTTCTCCGAACGCGGCTCGGCGGCCGAGCAACAGGTGCCAGAGCGCCGTGACATGCGCGCCTTCGTCTGCCGCCAGTTCAAGAAGCAGGACGTGCTCTGGGCCTCGGAAATCCAGGGCATTCGTGACTTCGGCTCGGAAAGCGCCACCCAGCAAGTGCAAAGCGAGGTCGCCCGAAAGCTTGGCCGTTTGCGCCAGGATGCGGAGGCGACATTCGAATATCACCTGCTGAACGGCATTCAGGGCATTGTGAAGGATCCCAAGGACAGCGCCACGGTGGTCAACTACTTCACCGAGTTTGGTATCACGCCCGCCACCGAGATCGATTTCGATCTCGACAATGCGACACCCGGCTCCGGGGCGCTGCGCAAACGCTGTCAGGCGCTGATCGAAAGCGTGGAAGACAGCATGGGCGGGCTCGCCGCTGGGGCCGTGCAGGTTCGCGCCGAATGCGGGTCGGCCTTCTTCGCCGATCTCATCGCCCACAAGGAAGTGCGCGAGACCTATCTCAACACCGCCGCCGCTGCCGATCTGCGCGGCCGGGTTGCTGACGAGGTCAGCTTTGGCGGTATCAGCTTCCGCCGCTACCGAGGGGGGGCGGGCTTCGGCGTGCCAACCGACAAGGCATTCTTCTATCCCGAAGGTGTGGAGGGCCTCTTCGAGATCTATCACGCCCCGGCTGACACGTTCGAGACGGTGAACACGCTCGGCTTGCCGCTCTACGCGCGCACGATCCCCGATCGGGACCGTGACGAATGGGTCCGGCTTGAGATCGAAAGCAATCCTCTGCCGATCTGCACCCGGCCGCAGGTTCTGCGCTCAGCACGGCGGACGTAATGTCTGCCTTTGCGGCCGCCGTCGACTTGCTCTTCGCCGACCCGAACATTGGGCGAGAGGCGATCTACACCTCCGACGGCAGCGCGCCCATGCTGGTGCGCGTCGTCTCGCGGCAAGCTGATGCGATCACCGACTTCGGCGACGCCCGGCTCTGGTCGGAAACGACCCGGGTAGATCTGCGCGCCGCGGAGATCACGGCACCGCATCCGGGCGACCGCATCGAGATCGACGGCGAGGCGTTCCTCATTCAGGGCGAGCCCGTCCGTGATCGCGAGCGGCTGGTCTGGACCGTGGAACTGAGGCCCGCGTGACACTGAAACTCGACATCGATCCCGACATCGTCGCCATGATGGCAGCCGAGGTCGCTGCGGGCGAACGCGCGGTGACGGCCGCTATGCGCGAGGCCGGGACCGGGCTGAAGACGGCCTGGCGCACACAGATCACTGGTGCGGGGCTCGGGCGACGGCTCGCGAACTCGATCCGCAACCAGAACTTCCCGAAATCGGGCGAGAGCCTCAATGCCGCTGCACTGGTCTGGTCCAAAGCGCCTGTGATCATCAGCGCGCACGACACCGGTCCATTGATCCGATCAAAGGACGGCTTCTGGCTAGTAATCCCGCTGCCCGCCGCTGGCAAATCCACCCGTGGTGGCCGGATCACGCCCGGCGAATGGGAACGCCGACGCGGGCTGCGCCTGCGGTTTGTCTATCGTCGCACAGGCCCGAGTTTGCTGGTGGCCGAGGGGCGGCTGAACACAAAGGGCCAGGCAGTGGTCTCGCGCTCGAGGACCGGGCGGGGAAAAGTCACCGCGCCGATCTTCCTTCTGGTGCCGCAGGTAAAGCTGCCGAAGCGACTGAACCTCGACCGCGACGCCGAGAGGGCGCTCGACATCGTGCCGGGGCTGATCGTCGCGAAATGGTGAAGCAAAAAACATAGATCTTTGGCGACTATCATGGGCGCTTGTGTTGGGTAGTCGCAAACTGCTCCATTGGAATAACGGGCTCGTGCACGCTAGATCGTATTATTCCATGAACAGGGAACCGATTTTGCAGAAACGTTAGCATCGCACCCGATACCGGACCGCCAATACGAAAATCTCCGAAGCGCTCTCTGAATTCATTCCACTTACGGGATACAACTCCCGTGCGTCTGGCCATTGGGGATAACCATATCCAGTCAAGAAGCATCTGCTCACTGCCGCTTTCTAAAGGGCGGAAACAGCATGATCCAATAATTCGAAAATCATCGTCGCGAAAAACATAGCCAATTGCTTTAGGGTCATGTCGGCCTTCGATTTCCCACTGGGGCGTATCGTAACGGAACTCGCGTTGGAAAACCTTGGCTCGCCAATAGACAGATCTTCGAAGCCATTCGGGGGATTTGTTGTCGACCCATACAATTTCAGGATTGCCGAGATAGGCTGCCTTTAGTTCCACTGAAGGCTCGGGCGCCACAGCCTCCATGAAACCGGCGTGCCTATCTTCATTGTGCCTTTGTTCATCCAGCGGGTCTCCTTCGACATACGTCATGCCGCAGAGTTCGCATTGTCTTAGGCCCATCTCCACTCCAAGCAACTTCCGTATTTGATACAATGCCTGTCAGCACGATCATAGTCTGTCAACACGGACAAGACATGAACAGGTGGCATTCGCGATCAAATTCTTTGAAGTCACGGTCAGGTGACCACAAAGCCGCTTTTCTTGGCGAATGAAGGACTTGCAATGCCCACCCCGCGCGAAATTATCCTAACCGCGCTGCACGCGCGGCTTTCGGCGCTGCCCGCGACCGCCCTGCGCGGTGAGGTCTTGCCCGAGCGCGTCCCGGTTGATGGCCTGCTGATCCTGCGCGACGGCGAGCCAGGAGAGCCCGAGGTGACGCTGTCACCGTTGCGCTACCATTATCAGCACCGCGCCGAGATCGAGGCGGTCGTGCAGGGCACCGACCGTGACGCCGCCTTCGATACCCTGACCACCAGCATTGGAGCGGTCATTACAGCAGATCGAACGCTGGGGGGGCTTTGCGACTGGGTCGAGGCGGAAGCGCCGCGCCCGGTCGATCTGCCCGTCGAGGGCGGGGCCAGCCTGAAGGCGGCCGTCATTCCGGTTGTGCTGCACTATTCCACGGCCGACCAGCTGACCTGATCATCCGGCTAGGTGGCTTTTGAATATGATTGGGATCTGCACTTTCCCTCAATCTGCGCTCCGCTCTCGATGCTCAGGCTCTCATAGGTGATTTCGCCGGTCACCCGCGCGCTTGTATGTAACCTGACCTTGCCACCCGTAACCTGGCCGTTAAAACGCCCCTTTATGTCGATGCTGGCTGCATGGATTTCGCCTTCGACTTCGCCTGCCTCCTCAATGACGATCGAGGAGGCTTCCACACGCCCCTTTACGTAACCGGGCAATTCGACGGTGCCGGGAAAATACAGCTCGCCCGTGATGCGCGAGCCTGAGCCGAGATGCGAGCGGCCACCGGCCTCAGAGTAGTTTTGATCCGCCATTCAATCTCACCCTTTTGAGTTCTGGCCCATCCCGGGCTCATCGGCTTCAATATACAGGAGAATTCTTCATGGCACGAGCCCAAGGGGCGCGGGCGCAGATGGCGCTTGCATTCGAGTTGAGTTATGGAACGCCACCGGGGGGTGGCTTCACGAAAATGCCTTTCGCCAGCACCTCGCTCGGCGCGGAGCAGCCGCTGCTGAACTCGGAATTGCTGGGCTACGGCCGGGATCCGCTGGCGCCAATCAAGGATGCGGTGACGGCCGATGGCGACGTTGTGGTGCCGCTTGATGCCGAGGCCTTTGGGTTCTGGCTGAAGGCGGGCTTTGGCGATCCAACTACGACCGGCACCGGTCCCTGGACCCATGAGTTTCAGTCGGGGTCCTGGACGCTGCCCAGCATGTCCATAGAGACCGGCATGCCCGAGGTGCCCCGCTATGCGATGTATTCCGGCTGCGTGCTGGACCAGATTAACTGGCAGATGCAGCGATCTGGACTGCTGACAGCAACAGCCCGGCTGGTGGCACAAGGCGAGACTGTGGGCACGACGACCAGCGCAGGCACGCCCGCCGCTCTCGAATTGCAGCGCTTTGGCCATTTCAACGGCGCGATTACGCGCAACGGATCGGCGCTCGGCAACGTGGTTTCAGCCGACATCAACTATGCCAACAACCTCGACCGGATCGAGACCATCCGCTCGGACGGACGTATCGATGGGGCAGACCCGTCTATTGCCGCTCTGACCGGCTCCATCGAGGTGCGTTTCGCCGACCAAACGCTGGTGACGCAGGCGATCAATGGCGATCCCTGCGAGCTCGAGTTTGCCTACGTCCTGCCCTCTGGCGAGAGCTTCACCTTGACCGTGCACGCCGTCTACCTACCGCGCCCCCGGATCGAGATCTCCGGGCCGCAGGGCGTACAAGCTACCTTTGACTGGCAGGCCGCGCGTGACAGCACAGTCGGCCGGATGTGCACCGCCACCCTGATCAACAACATCGAGGTATACTGATGCTAACTCTCGATCTTACGAACACGCCGCGCTGGCATGATCTCGTGCCAGGTGTGCGGGCGGAGCTGCGCCCACTGACCACGGCCCTGATGGTTGCGACGCGGAGCGATCCGGCCGTCGAGGCGGTTCCTGAGGATGCTTCCGACGAGGAACGCGCTGTTGCCTTCGCCAAGGCGCTGGCGCGCCGGGCAGTTCTCACTTGGGAGGGCATCGGAGACGCAGATGGCAATTCCATCGACCCCAGTCCCGAGGCCGTCGACGCGCTTCTCGATATCTGGCCGATCTTCGAGGCCTTCCAGCTGACCTACGTCTCCAAAGGCCTGCTGCTGGACCAGGAAAAAAACGACTCCGCGCTCTCGCCGAATGGTCCTTCGGTGGGGGCGAGCGATACTGCGACGCGTGCGAAGCGACGTGCGAAACCTGCCCGGCGCGGCTGAACCGACCCACCACCTTTGAAGGCTGGCAGGTCTGGGACCTGATCGGTCGCCTCGGCGGCCAACTTCGCATGCTGCCGGGCGCGGTGATCGGCTGGGATATGGCAGCGGCACTGGCGCTCGGTGATGCCCTCGGTATCCCGCCGCTGGCGATGGCCGAACTGCTGCCCGTCATCGAAGCGGTGATGGTCGCAAAACTTAACGAACAGATGGATCATTCCAATGGCTGAAAAGCGCGTTTCTGTCCGCCTTGCTGCGGTGGGCGGCCGACAGGTGCGCGCCGAGCTGGAAGGTGTCGGCGAGGCTGGGGCGCGCGGGTTCGGACGGCTCAGTCGGGAAATGGAAGCGGCCAACACCCGGCTCGCGGCGTTTTCCCGCCGTGTCGCGATCGCTGCCGCTGCCGCCGTGGCCGCTGCCGCTGCTGCAGGCGTCGCCATGGTCCGCTCGGGGCTGCAGACCGTCGATGCACAGGCGAAGCTGGCGCAGTCGCTTGGCACGACGGTCGCGTCGATCCAGACGCTGGAGCGTGCGGGCGAGCTGGCCGGTGTCTCCATATCCGGCATTGAACAAGCGACGAAGGACCTTACACGACGGCTGAGCCAGGCGGCTGCCGGGAGTGGTCCCGCTGCCGACGCTCTAGAGCGACTGGGACTGTCTGCCACCGACCTGATTGCCCTGCCGCTGGATCAGCGGGTGGGGGCGATCAACGCAGC